ACCCCCCCGCGCCCGGGGGCCCCCCCCCCCCCCCCCGGGGGGGGGGCCCCCCCCCTGCCACTGTTTGTTTAGACTGTTCACCCTTGGCATTAGGTCCCCCCTTTATGGCGGCTGATGCCCTGAGCTGGGCTGTTCGGAGAGGGCTAAAAGATCAGCGTTGTTCTTGGTCTAAGCGGTTCTGCGATTCGTATTGTTTTGAGAGCTTGAGAGCGTTTTCCTCCAAGCTTTCCGCCGAGTCGCTGGTTGCATCGTCGGCAGATGACTCGCGTGTTTTCTGCTACGTCCTTGCCGCCTTCGGCGTGGGCTGTTACATGGTCGAGTTCGGGCGAATTCGGCTGTTTACTTCGGTGCCAGTCGTAGGCGACGCCACAAATAGGGCAGAGCATGTCGCCGCGTTCAAAGGCTGCGGCGAGTTCTTGTTTTCGGAGGTTCTTCCAGCGGGCGGTGCCGGTGCGGCTGGTCGCCATTGTTTCACTCCCTCCTTGTTCCACTGTTTGTTTGTGGGTTGGTGGTGGTTGCTTTGCGGAGTGTTGCAGGTTGGTTGCGGTGTGTGTGGTCGCGGTGTTTAGCCGCAGTTGTCACTCCCCGCGCCTGTTTCCGGTGATGGTGGGTAGGGGGTGGTTGCTGATGGGCACCCCCCCTATATGATGCCCCCCCTATATGGTGGTGATTGTGACGGGGGGGGCATTCTTTTGTTTTCTGGTACAGGTGGAGCCCCTGTCCGTGGTGGGCAGGGGCTCCGACTGAAGTGACTACACGTTGCTAACCATTGAGTGTCGTCTGTGATCCGCCGCTTTCATGTGCCCGCTAATTGTTTTTGGGCACCATGAAGCTGGGCCACAGTGTACACAAGTTTTCAGACGGTTGCAATGAGTGCGGTGCGGATGGTGTCGATGCCGTGCCAGGTGGTTTTGCAGGCGGTGCAGATGGCGGTTTCGGCGCGTAGGTGGAAGTGGATTGCTTCACCCACTCGTTGTCCTCCTTCGCTGGTTTCGGTGACGACCCATTCGGCGCCGCAGTTGGGGCAGGGGACTCGGATTGGGATGGCGGTTTCGTCGAGTGCTTTGATGGCTTCTCGCCAGCCGGTGAGTTTGGTGGTGGCGTAGTCGGTATCGACGTGGCGCGCCCAGTTGATGAGTTTGTCGGCGAGGGTGGCGTGCTTGTAGATCTGGTAGGTGGCGGGCAGGTCGTACCTGATTTGGTGTTCGATGGCGGCTTTGATGAGGAGGGCGTGGTCGTTGCAGGGGCTGGTGGATTTGAATCCGCCGCCGCCGGGTCCACTGTTGGGACGTTCGGTGATGGCGTGTTCGAGTTGCTGCAGCAGTGGTAGGGCTCGGGTGTAGAGGGTGGTTCCGTGCCAGGTGTGGGTGGCGGTGTGGTAGTTGGTGAATTCGTGAAGCAGCGAGTCCAGGGAGAGCATGGTGGTGTTTCCTTAGTGTTGTGGGTGGGTTGGTGGTTCGGGCTGGTGGTGTAGGGGTGTGATGACGATGAGCAGGCCGGGGGCTTCTTTGTCGAAGCCTCCGTGGTGTAGGTGGGGTCCGTCGAGGTGTTCGTGGTTGTCGTCTGGGAGGAGCCCCGCTTGGACGTAGGTGTCGATGATGGCTTTGGCGGTTGGGTAGAGGTTGGCGGGGTCGTAGCGGCCTCGGCGTGCTTTGTAGATCCAGATGTCGATTTGTGCGTGGGTGAGGGTGGGGATTTGGTGGCTGGGGTGCTCGTTCTTCCATTGGTGGATGTCGTGGTTGGCTGCGTGTTTCCACTCGTCTGCGTTCTTGCGGTAGGTGCGCCAGTGGGTGCCGTTGGAGCGGTTGATGGAGAGGAGGGTTTTTCCGTCGAGGGGGATCCAGCGGAGGATTGGTTTGCTGTGGGGGGTCTTTTTGAGGGTGATGGTTGCGGGCGGGGTTTCAGAAGGGTGGAGCGTCATTGGTGGTGTCCTTTCGGCGTTAGTGGGTTAGCTGATGATGGAGAGTTCGTGGACGCGACTTTCTGGGACGAGGATTACGAGCCAGTGCGTCATTTCTATGTAGTTGCCATACCCGTTTGCTCGGTAGCGGGCGACGTGACGGGAGGTGAGGATTTTGTTCTCTGGCGTGTGTTCTTGGATGCGGATTTGGAGTGCATCGCTTTCATGCGGGACGCCTTCTCTTACGTTCTGGCAAGGTATGTTGACGTGGCAGATTTCAGTGACGCCGGTAATGGGGCTTGTTTCCTTGATGATTGCAATAAAGCCGCCTGGGCTGTTGAACCATTTAGCAGCGAGCAGTTCGCCGTTGATGATGCCTTCATAGCGGTCGGTTTTGTGGTCGAAGGGGACGGCAGGTTCGACATCAGAAGGGTGGCTGGTCATGGGTGGTGTCCTTTCGGGTCTGGTTGAGTATTGGGGTGTAGCCGGCGGCGGTGAAGTGGCAGATGTGGTGGGGTGCGACGGTGATACCTGGGGCTGGTGGTGCGCACAGTTCGTTGAGGTGTAGTGCGGTGTCGGTGGTTTCGAGTTGGTAGGCGCGGCGTCCTTGCTGGAGGGTGGCGCGGATGGTTGCGGGGTTGGTGGTGGTTGTGGGGTCGGCTTGGGTGGGCATTGCGGTGGTGGGTCCGGTGAGGCCGGTGAGGATGAGTGCTCCGCAGCGGGTGCAGGTGTTGATGTGTGCTTGGCGGGCTTGGCGGGGGTTGGGTTGGGTGTTTTGCTCATGCCTGATCCATTCGGGGGTGCCTGGTGGTGGTGTTGGGAGTTGGTCGAGGAGGTCGGGCTGTTTTTTGGTGGTTTTTCGGGGCATGGTGGGTCTTTCGGGGTGCGTGAAAAAGTTGTGTCACCGGGTGTTTTGCCTTGTCAGTCGGTTTTCGGTGACACAGGTGACACAAGGTTCTATATGCATGGCTGTAACGGGCGTGTGCGTGTGTGCGCGCGTTTGTCATCTACTTGTAAAAGTTGTGTCACCTGTGTCACCCATTTCTACTCTGACTAGGGAAAACCCGGGTGACACAAGGGTTAAAAGTTGTGTCACCTTGTGTCACCTTGTGTCACCCAAGTGCTTACCAGATGTCAGAATCTTTGAGCTGCAAACCACCAAACACACGCCCGCCGCCGTGTGTTGCGCGCGGTGCGTCTCGACCGACCAGCACCCCGTGCACCTTCAACTGGGATGCGAACGCCCTGCCCTTGACCGGCTCCAGCCCTTCCTCTGCGCACCAGATGTGGTATGCCTGGCGTAGGTCGGTGACTGCCACGGTGTAGTGCTTGTTGCCGGGGTAGAGGTCGCATCGGGCGGCGAGGAACTGACCGACCGTGTCCTGGCTGGACTTGTAGGCTTCGGTGGCGGCGCGGACTGCCTCGGGAGGCTGCAACCCGTCACGGAAGTAGGCGACCGCACCTTGGATGATCCATGCGAGTACCGCCGCCGCGGCTGCACGCAGCTTCTCCGGTAGGAGCTCGTCACGCTCTTCGGCGGGGACGGTGTGGACGAACGGCACGAGGTTCATGCGTCGCCATACGGATTCGCCGCCGTCTTCAACTGCAGGCTGATGATTACCCATCAGGTGCAGGTGGTGGGTGGGGGTGAACTCAAAGAAGTCCTTGTTCATAAAGCGGGCGGTGATACGGTCACCACCCGTGAGCATCTTCAGCTTTGCCTCATCGAGGGTGTCGGTTGCGTTGGTTTCGGAACCGACCACGAAACGCTTACCGTTGAGGCGCGCCAATTCGGTGGCGTGTTCCTGGAAGGGCTTCTTCATCAGGAACCCAGCAGGCAGGGTTGCGGCGTAGTCGCCGAGTGCGCCGGTGATGGCGTCGTAGTAGACGCTCTTGCCGTTGCCGCCGGTGCCGTAGGCGAAGGCGAAGACGTGCTCGCGTTGCAGGCTGGTCGCACTGTAGCCGGCGAGGCGCTGCATGTAGCCGGTGAGCGCTTGGTCGTGGTTGAAGGTGGTGGCGAGGAACCGCTCCCAGGTGGAGCTGGTGCCTGCGGGTGCCACGGTGGTCTGCTTGGTGTGCATACGCTCGGGTGCGTGTGGCATGAGTTCTCCTGTTCTGAGGTTGATGATTCCGGTGGGGGTGTTGAGTTCGTCGAGGTGGGTGTCGAAGGCTGAGGCGGGCACTGCGATGGTGGGTTGGACTTTGAGGAGTCCGAGTAGTGCGGTGGAGCCGCGGTGGGAGCGGGCGTAGCGGATGAGCGCGTGCGCTTCCTTATCCGGCTTGCCTTCATCAGTCACGGGCGGTTTGAGGGCGGCAGCGAAGTTCAGTAGCGCGAGCTTGGTGTCGCCGCCCGTGTCGGGCTGTTCTTCCCAGCGGGTGCCGGTCCAGTGGAAGAAGCGGCCGCGGTCGATGTTGTAGCGGATGTGGTTGTTGAAGAGCGCCGTGAAGGCGCGGATGAGTCCTAGTTCGGTCCAGTCGGTAATGGTTGCGCCGTCACTGCCGCCGGTGGTGGGCGCCTCTGCAGCGGTGGGTGCTGTTTCGGGTGCCTGCTCCCCTACCGTCTGCTCCCCCGCCGTCTGCACCTCTGCCGGCGCCTCTGCTGTGGTGGGTGGCGGTGTGGGTGGTGCCGCGTGGCGGGCGGGTAGGATGTCTGCGAGTTTCACGGTGATGGGTGCTTTCTCACCAAAACCTGCGGCTGCGAGGGCACGTGCGGCGGCGGTGTCGTCGCCTGCATGGTTGAGGATGCTGTAGGCGCGGAATTTGGTGATGGGTTCTTCAACAGGGAAGTCGGGGACGGAGGATGAGAAGACGTAGAGGCGGTCGCGGTCGTCGGCGTGTCCGGTGGAGGCGGAGTGCCCGTCGCGGGGGTGTTTGCCGGGGCGGGTCCAGAAGCGCTC